TTTAGCAACAAAGTTTGCTGTGCCACCATTAATGTGCAATTTACGACTTGGTGAAGTAGTTCCTATGCCAAGTTTGCCATCAACAGTAACATTAGCAGTGTTAGTTCCGCCACCGCCTCCCGTAAGAGTAGAAAATCTGAAAAAGCTATTTACATTTCCACTACCCGGTGCTGTTTTAGGTTTAAATATAAATTCTGGAGTGCCGCTATTAAAGCCACTATAAGTCATTGAGACTGCATCGTAAGCTGAAGAATTACCTACATTAGATAAAATAATTCCAGTGCTACCTCCAGCCACTTCTAACTTAGAGTCTGGAGAAGTAGTTCCTATGCCTACGTTGCCTGAACTGTCTATTCGCATTCTTTCAGTTCCACCAGTTTCAAATGTTGTAACTGTTCCACCTGAACTTGAGCCAATTAATTGGTTATATGTTCCATTGTTATAACTTCTTAGTTTTAAATCTGTGTTACCCCCACTGCCTGTAAGAGCATCTATATTAACTACTCCTGATGAAGTAGGGTATAAATATAACCCATAACTATTACCTGAACCTGATAGTGCTGCTGTTTGTTTTGAAATTGATAAGGCTGCACTTGGCGAACTAGTTCCTATACCTACGTTGCCTGAGTTGGTTATTCTCATTCTTTCAGAACTATTGGTTTCAAATCTCATCAACTGACTACCAGTAGCTGCAAAGTTCACATCAGTAGCAGTTGAATCTATGAATAAGTTACCACCATTATTTACTTTAATTTTTCCGTTTACTTGTAGTTTTTCAGTTGGCGAAGTAGTTCCGATGCCTACGTTGCCATCTGACTTAATTCGCATACGTTCAAGATTATTTGAAAATAGTTTTAAATCAGAATTTACTGAAACTAATTGTGTGCCGTTTGTGGCATCAGAAAAAAGATATCCATATCTTGTACCAGCAACACTAAGATTTAATAATGCACTTGCAGATGAACCATTTAGTTCTAATACCTGTCTGCCTGTAGCTGGGTTATTTACACTTGTCTTACCTATACCAACATCACCAGATGGTAATAAAAAAATACCATTTGTTGTATTGAATCCAGTAGCATCTATAGAAGCAGGGTCGCCAACAGTCCAATAACCTCTTGTTAATCCACTCGCACCACCAAGTGCACCAAAGAACATAGTTGTAGTATCTGCTGTACCATTTTGATTGAACCATCTATAACTTCTTGCCCACCCACTTGACAAATTAACTGTTTGGTCAACTGTAAAAGTGTTTGTTGTCCAACCATATCCTGTACCAGTTTTTGTAAATTTATCAGCTAGAGTTGTTCCAGAGACATGCAACTTCTCACTTGGCGAAGTCGTTCCTATACCAAGGTTGCCGCCATTCAAGTAAGAGTTACCATTACCTCTTAGTTCAACAGTTTGCGAACCTGAAGAGAATAGTTGTAAGTAACCTTCATCTGCATCTCTTGTTATTTTTACTGCATCATTACCATCATCAGATTCTCTTAGGATGATTCTTCCACCTTTTATTGTTAAATCACCTGAACTGTCTATTCTCATACGTTCAGCAGCATTAGTTTTGAACTTAATGTTTTTAGCACCTACTTGCTCAATTACTAATCCACTACCATCTAATAACCTAAACCAAGCTGGGTCATCTACACCTGTTCTCTGTATAACCAAACCATGGTCAGACGAAGCAGAGCCATCAAGAGTTAGCCTTCCTGCGGCACTTGGCGAGGTCGTTCCTATAGCAACCTTGCCTGAAGAACCTTGTAATAAAAACTTTGTGCTGTTATTAATTTTTAAAGAAACATTCTGTCCAGCCTTGGCATTTACAGAAGTTGCACCTGTGCTATTTTGATTTAAGGCATAGTTAGTAGATGTTGCATTATCAATGTGTGAGAAATAAGCATAATCAGACACGAAAGCACCAACCCTAGCCCTGCCCAAAGTAGAAATAACGTCTGTATCTGAAGCTACACTCAAGCCATCACTTACGACTGTTCCAGTAACATCTATACCTGATGAGGTGGTCTCAAACTTTTTACTTCCTGCGTGAAAAAGATTAACTGCACCATTACTAACAAACTCAGCATAGCGACCACCAAGGTCATTATTACTGAAATTAATGCTTGTTCCGTTTATGGATAAGTTACCAGTACCAGTTTCCGAAATTAAACTTTGTGTACCATCGTGATAAATCTCTAAATCTTGACTAGCACCTAGTCTAATCTTTTCGTTGTCGCCAAAGTCAAGACCATGTGAAAATTCAAAAACATTATTACTAGCGTTCCAAGTTAATGAAGCGTCTGTAGAAGCATCGACAGCATCTTGGATAGTAAGACCTGCACCATCGGCATTAGCTGAACTGTCACTGCTGGCATAGTTCAAGACTATGTTTTTGTCGCTGATCTGTGTGTTAGTGCTATCTAACCATGTGGTTGTGCCTGTCACTGTTAAGTTGCCTGAGACAACGACATTACCTGTAAAGGTTGGTGATTCCTCAAAGCTAGATGTAAGAACACCTGTAGAAGAGTTGTATGCTAGTGCATTACCAGATACAGAGATCGCTGCTCTAGCCCTTGCATCAGTGTAATAAAGGTTTGTGCCTTCTGTAAGATTAGCTGTGTCTTTGGTTGCTAGTCTAGTATCGAATCGTGCATCTGTGTAATAAAGGTTTGTGCCTTCTGTAACATTGCTAGTTGTGATTGAAAGGTTGCCTGAAGCATCTAAAAAAGCAGCCTTGCTTGAGGGTTGTGTGCAAAATACTGACTTGATGCCTGCGGAAAAGTTTACCTTTGATCCTGAATTAGATGATGTAAGTACTGTGTCTCTTGCTAATTGATTCGGTGCTGTAAATGTACCTAAACCAACTTCGTATTCATTTGTACCATCAAGAAAAATACAATAATAAGTAGTGTTACCAGTACCGATACCTGCATTAAATGTTCTAAATCCTGTGATTGCACCACCGAGTGTAAATGTACCTGTGCCTGTGGTTGTAGCGCTTTCTTTTACTCTATCTGCTATGATTAATGCCATTAGCCTAATGTTCCTTCAGTGTGGTGGTATTCCACGTTATAAGTTAGTGTACCAACTCCGATAGTCTGGTCACCTTCTCCATTATATGTTATTTCTTGCGTAGTTAAGAAGCTATCTTTGGCTAAATTATTGATTAATCTATCCGTAAACATCTTTTCTTTCACTTCTTTTAGGATTTTATCTAAGACAAAATCGTAGTTTCTGTCTTTGACATATACTTCAATAATCAAATCTAGGTTTTTTTGTATGCTGCGTGGCGCACTCATTGTCAGTGGTTCTGAGCTTTCTGACCTTGTGTAGATACACAAGCAAGGTAATTTGGTTTCTTCTATGTTATAGATGCGTGACTGGAAAACATTACTACCAGTGGTATTTAAGTTTGTTAGTGTTGTACCAATTCTTTCTCTGATTTGTTGTCGGAAATGTGCCATAACAACATTCTAAACTATTTGCCTTGCCCTTTGTATCGCTTCCAAGACCTGCGCTTGTGTTTGTTAAGGGTTGAGCTACCAAAGTTTTTGCGACCTTGTGAGGTTTTTTTGCCATTCACACCTGCTGTTGGCTCATGCCCCTTGCTAAATTGTGCTTTGGTTTTTTTCGGCATTAGTCGTCTTTAGATTGTGAAGCGCCAAAATAAAAAGAAATGACTGCACTAGCCAAACCCCCTAAATAACCAAGCACTAGGTTAATTAGTGCTTCGCTGTTTTGTTCAGGTGGTTGTATTGTGACTAAGAAGATGTAGCCCATGAAACCGCCTATGACGATCAAACCCATAAATTTGGAAGTCCAGTCTTTAGCAAAAGTCTTTCTGGCATCTTGTGTGTCTTGTGTTTCAAGCTTGAATACATCGACTTCTAGTTCTTTCATTTTTACTTCGAAGTCTTTTTCTACCTTCTTCAGTTCGAGTAGTTGTTCTGGTGTTGCTGCTTGTATAGCTTTTTCTACAGATTTTTTATTGTTGGGTACACCTAGTTTCTCAGCTATCATACTGACAGCTGCGCCACCCAAAGGTGAGCCAAGAGCCGTACCTAATGCTGGTGCTATGGTGCTTAGTATATTTTTTAACATTATTGTTCCTGTAATATTAGTACTGTCATACCTGTGCCATCTGGCTGAATATTAACGATGTTATAAGTCACAGCATCGATAACTATCGTGTCTGCGGTGTCAATACCTGTCACATCAGTCGATCTGCAAGTCACGACTGGTTGTGTGCCATCGACATCTACAGATTCGCCTGCGATAGCAAAATATTCTTTGTTAAGTATGACAGATATGCTTGTGGTTGTGCTATCTATCGTAACACTTGCTGATGTGCCATGCGTGTCAGTATCAAAGAAATTTAGCAAATCTTGTGCTGTTTCTAGTGGCATTATTCTTCTCTTTCTGTAACTTCTTTGATTGCTCTGTCGGCTTTCTTAGTTTTAGCCTTTGTCTTGCTTTGCAACTCACAACCCAATGGTTGTAAAATTTTTTCAAAGTCTCTTTCAGTACAATCTATTACATCGCCTGCCTCATATTTGTTTGAATTGTAGTAGACAGTTTTAGTTGCTAATGCCTTCATTTTTTATCCTTTTTTCCTTTAGGTTTATATATATTACCGAAGCTGACGTTTTCCCACTCTGCAACATCTTTTTTTGCAATGTCCATAGTATCGCCTGCATCGTATCTTTTACCACCATAGTAGTAAGTTTCATTGAAAACGAATTTAATTTTTGTATCACTCATATTTACATTATACATAAAAAAAGGGCTACCGAAGTAGCCCTAACTTAATTAAAAAAATTATTAAGTAACAATATCTTTAATTACTGAGAAGCTATCATCATGTCTAAGAGCTACGTCAAAGTCTTGGAAGAAAGCTAATCTTGTAGTACCTGCGTTTGAACCTGTATAAGGATCAACAATCACATCTACACCTGAATAGAATCCAAGCATTAGTTGTGAGAAATCACCAAAGATTAAAGCAGATAGGGCGCTACCTGAACCTTTTGTAAGGTCGCTAGGCACTAATGTGCTTGATAGATAGTCATAGCCTAAGATTCTGTTATCCTCACCGAGAATAAAGTTGCCTTCAGCACCAGATGACTGTTTGCTTATAGTTCTCAAGTTAGCTGTAACTTTGGGGTTACCAACAAACTTAACAGAAGCATCGTTAAGGATTGCATTATCAACCTCAACAGCTTCAACCATATCTACACACTTAGCGTAAGTCACAGCACCACCATTATTACCGATAGCAACAACATTACCTGTTGAAGAAGCAATGATACCTGATGGTTCGTTTGAACCGCCACCCTCGAGTGCTACTTCGTCAATCTTTCTAGCGAAAGAGTTAATAACGTCTTGTCTGAGTACAGCTTCTATTGATGGATCAGATTGCATCATTAGCTTTCTTGAAATATCAAGCTGTGCTGCCAATGTCTTAGGAGACATTGTGACTTGTGCGAAAGTTGCGTTACCTTCTGATGGTGCAGCATCTTCAGCAACAAATGAAACATTAGATGTTTCTGCTGACATTTTTGGTATAGCAACATCACCTTTTAAGCCCTGAAGGATTCTAGCGCCTGCTTGTCCAACTACTAATCTAGCTTTAAGAGCTTCGATGAACTCGTCACCAAGATGGTCTGTAGGCTTAAGGAATCCACCGACATTGTTAGTACCAACTGTTTGATTGGTTCTGAAACTGATGTTTGATGGCATATAAAATCCTCTAGCTGCTTTACCAGTTTTAGCTGCGATTTCATCAGATACTTCTTTTTCTAGTCCTGATAGTTTGCCTTGAGCAGATTCAGCTACAGCTTTCAATAAGCTGTAATCTCTTTGCTCAGTTTCGTTCATATCCACATTTGATGGTAAATCAAGTGGCTTATCGTTTGCGATTGTCTCTAAAAGTGTTCCTCTAAATTGTGCAAGAGAAGCGCCATTTGCTATAGCTTCATTAGCTAAGTCTCTCTTGTTGTGCTGGACACCAAGATCGATAATAGCTTTTGCTTCTTTAGCAAAGTCTCTCTTCATTTCTTCAGGGTTAACTTCTGGAGTTTTTGTCTCTTCGACTTTATTTTCCATTTTTCTTTCCTGTTTAGAATTTGGGTTAATCTTAATTTGTGCCTTTTTCTCCTTTGATCTAGCAAAACCGACTAGCCTGCTTTGATCTGCTGGAATGGATACAGCACTTACTTCCAGAGGCGACCAAGAATTTACTCTATAAATGGGAACACCATCTTTCTCTTCTTCCTCTTTTTGCATACTGTTGACTTGATAGCCAACGGATATGTTCTGTCTTATACCATCAAGCACATCCCTGTAAACATCATCTGCTTGTTGGTTTTTGCTAAATCTTACTTTAGCAACTGTTCTTTTGTTCTCTGCGTCTATGCCAAACTCCTCGACCACACCAATTTGTTTGGTAGCATCGTGATCTAAAAGTAGTGGGCTTCTGCCTTGTGCCATAAATGCCATATCAATCTCTTCTTCGTTATGACCAAGCACTTCCATGCCAAATCTTCTTTCAACTGGTTCTTCACTAGAGACACCAATCATAATTGTTCTGTTTTCTTCGTCTATTTTGTTTCTATCGAATTGGAAAGCTCTTTGCAGGTTATTATCCTCATAGAATCTAGCTACATTATCATCTTCTGTGACTGCTCTTTCTTCTTCCATCTCTTCTTTATCCATTCTGATTGGGTCGATCTTAGTCAAGGTTGAGAATTTATGACCAACTCTAGTGTCTGAAGGCTCGCCACCTCTGTAGACTTGTATCAAAGCAGCAGGATCATCTTCTGTGCCTGTTACTGTGAAATCGCTATCTGGTATATTTATTGTGCCATCCCTTTCAATCCTTTCAATTTTGCCTCTAGCCCTGCCACCTGATGTGTTCCAAGAAACAAAATCACCAACTTTCAAAGCGTCTGGTGCTGCTCTTTCTTCTTCTTCGTGATAAGGCTCATGTGGTCTGGCTTCCTCTGCCTCTCTAGTTTCTATCATACCGCCCATGCCATCGTGATTTACACAATAGTAGTATAGGTCTGGTGTTTCGTCTGACACCACAATCTTGAGTTGTGCGCCTGCTTCACCTGCTTTGCCTATGACTGATACACCTGCTGTGTAAGCCTCTCCGTCATTGTGTGTGCCATCTTCAGTCGTTGATAGTCTAAGCGCATGTGTTTTGTTTGATTCGTGGCTTAAATCGAAAATATATGTATTGCCTGATAACATAACCAGCCTAGGTGACAGCTCACCATCTAGATAGAATATATTGCCTTGACCATATTTGTTTTCACCTTCTTTGATGATTACTTCATATTCTATTGTCTCTTGCCTTTCTATAGTGTCCATAGTCTGTATTCTATCACCATCTTCCTTTTTAAGTCTATCTACAATGGCTTTTGACCATGTAAATCCTGCATCACCACCCCACAAAGCCCATGCTATGCGACCATTAGAGGGGAAACCATCCTCATCAGGGGTAAAACCTTCGCCTTGTTTGTCTACTTCATGCCGAGAGAAGAAGGAATACATACGTTTTACTGTCGATTCTGATAGGTTTTTACCACTAACAATGTCTCTTGCTCTAGCTATGCCGACTGCTGTACCGCCTCTGCCATGCTCTCTGCGCCAGTCTAAGCCCTTCTGTGCTTCTGTTTTCATGCCTTTTGTAGGAGTATAACTAGCCATTTTTCTTCTTTTTACCGAATATTTTTTGCCAATTCTTGTCAAATTGGTCTTGTTTTATGTTTTTAGGTCTCTGTTTGCTGCCCTTGCTCATCTTCATCCTCTGCTTTTTGTATTTCAGCATCTAATGGCATTTTTTGTGCGCCAAATGGCTGATATGCAGTCTTAATATCGTATTGTTTGGCTAATTCTTCTTCTCTTTGGTGTTGCTCAAACAATTCTTCGACATCACGACCATAATTCGCTTGTATGTCTTGCATAGTTACGACACCTGCATTTAAACCATCGACATTTGCTTTAACTTCCTTCACAGGATCAATCCAACCCCACGATCTGCTGTTGTACTCAACATTGTCAGCAAATTTGTTGTATTTATCAGGCGGTAGTAAAAAACCATCTTTGAATGACATGGTTTGTAACAGCCATTTTTCAAATACTGGCATTATGAAGTGGTCTATCATAAATCTTTGTAAGATTCTGTAATTGTCTCTTTCTTCTAGTGTACCTTGTCTGATAGATGAGTAGTTGACACCCTCTAAATTGTTAGCGAGTGAGACATAAGAAACACCCAGACCTGATGCTATCCCTCGCAAAATAGATTTATGAAAGCTGTCAAAACCTGATGTTGGGTGTTGTGGATCGAAGGATTGAAAGCCCATACCTTCTGGCAATTGCTCGAATGTGCCTGCTTCTGCGTTCATTACAGGTGTGTAATCATCGTCTGTGTCCTCACCAACAAAGGCATCACCAGCAGGTGAAGTAAAGAAGCCCATTTTAGAGGCTGCTACTCTAGCTGCGACAAGCTCTGCTTCTTCATAGCCGTCTAGCATCTTTAATCTGTTCAATGCTGTAGTCATGAAGGGTAAACCTCTAGTTTGTTCTGGTCTGTCTAGTTGATAAGCATGAAGCATATCTTCTGCTGGCACTTCTATGTGTGTTCTGTCGTGTCTGCTAAACTGTTTGTTGTGTGGGTGTTCTTTGAATAGATAATAACTTAAAGGTTTCTTATGTTTATCTAGCTTTACACCCATGATAATTTCTTGACCATTTTTGAGTGTTTTGTTTTCTTCCTCATCTAAGTAGTCAGCATCTAAAAACTGTATGCGGTAAGGATCGAGTGGGTTGTTAGAGGTAATATGTCTCACAAGGACTTCACCATCTCTAGCTAAAGTTTCAATGAATAGTTTTTGAGCATCTAAGAATGAAAGTTTGCCGTCAATGGTGCAGTTGCCCTTCTTCCCCCACTTAGCCCATTCGCTTTCTAGCACACTGTTGCCGATAATGTCTAAGCTATTGTCTGCGTTCCGTGCTTTAGATTGTAGTCTTATGCCGTTTTGTCCAACTACGTTTGTTACTAGAAGCTGTAAATATCTCTTCGCATAGTCGTTGTTTCTAGCCTGTTCACGACACCGATCTCTGATTTTTCTGAGATTGAACCTAATATTACTGTCTGCATTGCTTGAGCCACTGACCCAATCAGCGAATAGGTTGCCTGATTGTGCTGCTTTATACTGTCGTGCTTTTTTTGTAGTTTTTTTACGTTGTTTGAAGAGTTTGTCGAAGATTGCCATGTTTAAAATCTCGCTTTTATTGTGTTGCCAGTGTCTTGTTTATTTTTTATGCGTTTGAGTTTTATTTCTTTGTTGTATTCTGCTCTATATCTATCACGAAACCTGAACAAATCATCTACAGTCATTCTTGATAAACTACGACCTGCTATTGAGTAAGACATTTGATCTTGTGAGGCACGATTTTCTAAAACAGCCTGTATATTGTCTAAACAAATCTTGGCATGGCTTCTGTTATCTGCATTTGTGTTAGCAAAGTTCAGCTCTAGTTTTGTGTGTCCTTCATCAACAGCAAATCTTTCTGAATCTGCGCTTCTTGTGATAAAAGCATACCAGTTATACTCACCTGCTGTCTTACTGGCTGTTGTTGAGCTACCAACTTCAACAAAATAGTTGTTGCTTGTTTCTGTAGCTGTGATTGTAAACTTGTGCGAACCGCCACCGCCACTATCTTCGTGAAATTCATAAGTTAAAGCATAAGTGTCTGTAGGATAATCAGCAACAAGGTCTGGTCTTTGCCAAACCCAACGATCACCGACCACTAATGTGTCTGGTTCTTGATTTGGATAGTTGTCTCTATCAAATAAATTAGCCATGTGAAATACTTTAACCTAAATTATAGCTATTCTTTCCATGAATTAGCAAAGTTTGATGGCTTTCTTCTATACAATCTTCTTCTTTGTTGAATTATTGTTGGTTTTTCTCTGACATTTGGCTGTATTTCTGTGTTTTGCTCTCGTTTTGCTAGTTTTTCAAAGCTTGGTTGTAGTATGTTGACTGCTGCTAAAGCATAAACGAAGGTATCTAGCGCCTCATTACGCTTTCTAGTTTGCTTCCAAACCAGTGTTGTCTTGCCTTTGTATATCTTCGGCACTCTTCTTTCAGCCGTTAATTGTCTAAAATACTCCTCATCTAATGTGTTGGGAAAGTGTATAAGATTAGTTTTTTTATCAGTTAAGCGAGCATGAATGAACTCTTTGGCTGTATCACCACCAACTGTAAACAGTGCGGTTTTTCTGCTGCCAACAAACTGCGGTTTTGAGACTATTGGCTTACCTGCTACTGATGCACCTTTGATAGCGAAGATTCTCCTAGCGTTTTTACCTCTAGTATAGGCATAGACCTGATCTGTCATGTGTCCACTATCAACACAAGTAGCAGATATGCTTAATCTTCTACCATCTTCTGTCATGTAAGAGTTGCGTAAGAACTCGTCTAGCTCTTGCCAGACTTCTTGGGTAGCAGGATTACCCCAAATGATCTTGTATTCTGTGACCCATGCTTCTAAGTTGTCAGCCCAACCAATAACTTGTACTTCAAGTCTGTCTGTTTGTAAGTCAACACCTGCTGTTAGGGTAAGCACTTCTTGTGGTATGGCTTCGTGGTTGTATTGTTCGCACTTCTCTTGCAAAACATCTGAATCTATTTCTTCACCCTGATCCATGTTCCATGTCTCACCCAGTGTCGTGTTGATAAATGTCTGTAATAGTTCAGGTGACTTTTTAGCTTCAAGGAAATCCTCGACTAACTCAACCCATGTTCTAAAAGGTGAATACAATTCAGAGATATGGAAACCCACTCTTTTTGATTCTGCTTGGGCTTCCCATTCGCCATTTTGTAGCATCCATTGTTTTTTACTTTCAGGTATTATTGCAGCACAATGCTTACATGATAGCGAAGCTGATTCAGGTTTATTTTCGAGCCATGTTATTTGTTGCCATTTTAATTCTTGTTTCTGCATACAGTGTGGGCATGGCACTTTATACACTCGTTTATCTGATTCTTCGTATGCCTTTTCTATTCTTGACAGCCCTTTTATTGTGGGTGTACTGGTCAGGATAATCTTACGATTCCAAAAGGTTGTGGTTCTTTTTCTACCCAATGATATTGGATCGCCTTCCGTTCCTGCTGATGCTGGGTATCTATCGACCTCATCACACAATAATATTCTGATAGGTCGTGAAGCTAATCCTGAAGCTGAGTTAGCACCAACTAATGATATTGAGCCACCACTAAACTTCTTGTGCATAGTGGTGTTTTCTGCATCCCTAGTTCTGGCATCTTTAACTTTGTTTTTTAAATTAGGTGTATCTCTAAGCATAGGTGCTAGTCTGTCTTTACTGAAGGCTTGCGCCATAGACAGTGAGGGCTGTATGCAAAGGATAGTTGATGGTTCTTGGTCGATGTAGTAACCGATTGTATTCAGTAGTATTTCTGTAGCGCCAACCTGCGCACTCTTGATAAAGACAACTTCCTCAACACTTGGGTCATTAATGACCTGCATGATTTCTCTTTGGAAAGGCACACG